CCCATAGTTAGAACTGAGTATAAGTTAACACAGGCATTAAGAGATAAACTTTATGATAATAAAGTAAATCCAATTGCAACCTTCCCAAGAGTAGGCCCAGTTGCTTATGGTCAAAAAACACTCCAGAAAAAAGCAAGCGCATTAGATCGTATTAATGTAAGAAGATTATTAATCTCTTTAAAGAACTTTATTGGAGACACTTCTAAAAATTTAGTATTTGAACAAAATACAACAGTTACTAGAAATAAATTTTTAAATGCTGTTAACCCATTTTTAGAATCAGTTCAACAAAGACAAGGATTATTTGCCTTTAGAGTAGTAATGGATGAATCAAACAATACAGCTGAAGCTATTGACAGAAACCAGTTAGTAGGTCAGATTTTTATTCAACCAACTAAAACAGCTGAATTTATAATTTTAGATTACACAATTCAGCCAACAGGAGCAACATTTAACGACTAAAAACTTAGGTTTAACATATTTATAACAAAACAACAAGACAATGGCAATATTAAGTTCAGCAGATATGTTCTATACAGCTTACGAACCCAAGCTGCAAAATAGATTTATATTCTATATAGATGGTATTCCTGCTTATCTCATTAAGTCCGCAGATAAGCCTAAATACACAGCAGAAGAAGTGGTTCTTGACCACATTAACGTGAAAAGAAAAGTTAAAGGTAAATCCGATTGGAGTACCATTAGCTGTACATTATACGATCCAGTAACCCCATCAGGTGCACAAGCAGTAATGGAATGGGTCCGTTTACACCACGAATCCGTAACAGGTAGAGATGGTTACTCTGACTTCTATAAAAAAGATGTTAGATTTAATACATTAGGTCCTGTTGGTGACGTTGTTGAAGAATGGATTTGTAAAGGTGCTTATGTTACTAATGCTGAATTTGGATCAGGTGACTGGACTTCATCTACCCCAATGGAAATTAGCTTAACCATTGCCATGGATTATGCAATCTTAAACTACTAAGATTCTTAACATAAATAAATTAAGAGGTGCGCAAGCACCTCTTTTTTTTACATATGTATATGCAAACATATAAAGTTGTAACAAATGGAAAACCAATCAATGTTCCCTACTGAGGAAGTTACTTTACCTTCTAAAGGTTTAATTTACCCCTCAGAAAACCCTTTATCAAAGGGTACCCTTGAAATGAAATATATGACTGCAAAGGAAGAAGATATCCTAACTAATGATAGTTATATTAAAAATGGCACAGTAATTGATAAATTACTTCAATCCCTTATAATCACACCAATTAATTATAATGATTTAGTTGTAGGTGATAAAAATGCAATTATGATTGCCGCTCGTGTATTAGGATATGGTAAAGATTATTCATTTACGTTAGATGAAGAAGAACAGACTGTTGATCTGACAGAAGTAAATGATAAAGAATTACAAGAAAAACACTTATTAGAAAAAGGTAAAAATGAATTTAGTTTTATGCTACCTACTATTCAAAAGAACATTACTTTTAAGATATTAACTCATGGTGATGAAAAAAAAGTTGACGCTGAGGTAAAAGGTCTTAAAAAAATCGATAAAAAATCCTCAGCCGAATATTCAACTCGTTTAAAACACATGATATTATCTGTTGAAGGCGATTATGAGCGCAAAACAGTACGTCAATTTGTTGATAATCAATTATTAGCTAGAGACTCAAGAGCACTAAGGGAATACATCAAAGAAATACAGCCTGATGTTGACTTGACTTTTGATTTGGAAAATGCCGCTGGAGACGTGAAAGGCGTTCGGATCCCAATTGGGATCACGTTTTTTTGGCCTGACACCGAGCTATAAATTCGACGTTTATAATGAAATTCACGACCTAGTATATTACGGGAAGGGGGGATTTCTATATTCTGAAGTATATAATATGCCTATTCACATCAGAAGATACCACATTAGAAAAATTAACGAGGTTCATACTAAACAGAATGAAGAACATAATAAACAAATGGCTAAAGTAAACCAACAATCAAAACAAACTGCTAAAGCACCAAGGTTTAATAAAGGGATTCCCTCTTAATATTTATAACCATACCCTTAATATAAATGGCAGATTTAGGAAATACAACAGATCAGGCGAAAGGTGCTTTTGAAGAAATTAACGAATTAGTTAATAAACTAGCCGAAAGAGTAGGCAAGTCAGCTGAAGAAATGGAAAGCTTTAATGATGCCCTGCAAATTGGGGTAGATTTATCTAGAAGTATGTCTAATCTTTCTGAAAAGAGTGCTTTAGACCATAAAAACGCTGCTGACTTTCAAAAAACTGCGACCGACGCTAAAAAACATGCTAATAAAGCTAAAAAACTTGCTAATAAACTTGATAGTGAAGCTAAAAAATTAGCACAAGAAGCCGCTAAAGCTTCAGGTAGAGAAAAAGGTAGACTTGAACAAATGGCTAACAAAGCCAGACAAGCTTCCAAAGAAACAAAAAAGCTACAAGCAGGATTTGAAGGTGCAGCAAAGCAATCAGCCATTATGGCTAAAGCCCTAGAAATAGGAACTGCTACATTAGATGCTATGTTTACAGGTCTAATGAAAGCAGACGAGGAGGCTGCAAAACTAGCTAAGGATGTAAACACAACCAAATCTGAAGCAAATGGTTTAAGACAAGAATTTGCTGCTGTAGCCTTTAATTCGAGAGAACTAGCTATTACTACTAGTAAATTATTAACTGCTTTTAGTGCTCTTAACGACCAACTAGGCACTGCCCAACAATTTAGCATGTCTACTGTTGGTACTTTTTCTAAATTAACTGAACTAGTTGGTATATCTGCTGAATCCGCAGGTAATTTAGCATTTGCTGCCGAAAGAAATGGTGCTAACTTTAGAGAAGTTGAAGAAAATGTCTTAGCAACTTCACATGAATTACAACGTGGGGCAGGAATTGCATTAAATATGCAAGGTGTCCTTGAAGCCACAGGTAAAGTTACAGGACAATTAAGAGCCCAATTAGGTGGTAATCCTGAATTAATAGCTGAAGCAGTTACAAAAGCTAAATTATTAGGAGCCGAAATTAATGATATAGTAGGTGCAAGTAAAGCTTTATTACAGTTTGAAACAAGCATTGAATCTGAATTAGAAGCAGAATTATTAACAGGTAAACAACTTAACCTTGAAAGAGCAAGGGCAGCTGCCCTAACAGGTGACCAAGCAACATTAGCTGATGAATTAGCTAAAAACATGGGCACATTTACTGATTTTACTAAAATGAATACCTTACAGCAGGATGCATTAGCTAAATCAATGGGTATGCAAACTGATCAGTTATCAGATATGCTTTTTAAGCAAGAAACTATGGGTATGAATGCCGAACAGCTTAGAGCAGTTGGTAAAGGTGAGTTAGCAGACAGGTTAGAACAAATTTCTGCTCAAGAAAAATTAAATTTAGCACAAGAAAAATTCCAAAGCTTATTAGGTGATGTTGCTGCTATAGCATTACCTATAGTAGATAAGTTTGGTGAAATGGTTCAATATCTTACTGAAAGTAGGTTAGTATTAGGAGGTTTAGTAGGTATATTTTCAGCTTTAGGAGCGGTAGCCGCTGTATTTGCTGTTAAGAGTTTAATAGGTGCTATAACTAGTATTTATACTAGTTTAGCGCTTATTCCTTTTGGTTTAGGTATTCCACTAGCTATAGGTGCAGTAGCAGGTATAATGACAGCTGTGTCTAAAAGTAAAAGTGCTGTAAAAATGGCACAAGGTGGTATTGTAAAACCAAGACCTGGTGGTACATTAGCTACTATTGGTGAAGCTGGTCAGCCAGAGGCAGTAGTTCCATTAAACAAAGCTAAACAAATGGGATTTGGTGGCGGAGGAGGATCCGCTCAACCCGTAATAATACAAAATAATTGGGACGCATTTGCTGCATCTAGTGGTAGAGGTAGAAAAGGATTAGGAGGAACCCAAGATCTTCAAGCGAGTCCTACATTTGCTTAATATTTATAACAAAACAACACAATCATGGCAATTAAAGACTTAAAATCAATCCACGACTTAGTACAAGGTGATGGTCCCGTAAATAATATGGAAGGCCAAACAGGTCCTAACTTTCCTATAGTTGGACCAGATGTAACCAGAGGAGGATACCCTTTTGGTACCCCTAATAATTCACAACTTCACGGTGGTCCTTTAGAAGACCAAGCAGGAAGATCATTAGTGGGTCCTGCTTATCAATATGCTTATGGAGGAGTATCTGCAGCTATAAACCCCTCTACTCAAGATTTAGATGGTATTACTCCCGACAAGTATGAAGATAATCTTCCTGACTAAAATGTTCTATGGCGATATCACTAAAAAACCTTTTATTAATCGCCGAAGACACAGGAGTAAATCCTGATGGGTCGAACTTTGATCAACGTTCATTAGGGTATGGGGAGGGTGCTGGAAAATTCCAATTTGATACCCAACCACCTTATATAATAAAAGATTTACCAGGTGTAGAAGAATCAACTAACGGTAAATTAGATTTAGTAGGAGAGGTTACTGATAATTTTGTAAGGGGTGGAGCAGTAACATTAGTTAAAAGAGCAGCTACAGATTTTGAAAGACTAGGTAAAGTATTACTTAGTGCTAATGGAATATCTTTTATAGCAGCACAATTTGCATTAGCTAGAACTAATCCCCAAACCATAATATCACCTACTAATAGATTATTTAATAGTCTTCCAGTTCCTGGTACTTCATTATTAGCTACAGCAGCAACGGGTGCTGCCGGAATTAGATTTAGAAGAGATGGGTTAGCTGATATTAAAACCGAATCAGGATACAATTATGACCCTGAAGGAGGAGGCCCAAAATATGAATCTAACTTCCTTGCAGCTATAAGATCAGGAATTAATGAAGTTTCTGATAATTCTTTATTTGGGGCCTATAATAAAATTATTGTTGATGGAGATTTAGGAATTATTAAAGAATATGCAGGAGGTCCTCATTCAACTTTTGGTATAGGTGATACTACTATAAAACAATATAAAAGTAACCCATTTAATGATATTGGTGAAAACGGGGGATATCTTCCTTTATTTAACCAAGATTTATTTCAATTAAGACAGGCTCCCCTAACTCCTAGTAGTAAACATAAAGACTATAGATCTGTAGCACCTATTTCAGGGCAATTTCCTATTGAAGATTCAAAAACAAGAATCAATTTATATAAATTAGGAGACCCAGGTGTTGATCTTTCGGATGATGATGTAGACGTATATGATGTTAGAACAATAGATAAAATATCAGCGGCTAGTATATTTCAACGTAAAGATTTAGAAGATTTTAGTGGTAATTTTAAAGATTATATTAAATTTAGAATTGCTGTTGTAGATACTGATAATCCATTAAATGATAATATTATTTTATTTAGAGCACTGTTAGATAGTATAAATGATAATTATTCTGGTGAATGGAATTCTCACAAATATAATGGCAGAGCTGAAAATTTTTATACTTATGCTGGGTTTGATAGAAAAATTAGTTTTGGTTTTAAAATTCATACCCAAACTAGGCATGAACAAAAGCCCCTTTGGAGAAAATTAAATTATTTAGTAGCCCAAACAGCTCCTGAATATAAAAATAGAAGAATGAGAGGAGTATTTTCCCGTTTAACTATAGGTGACTGGATGAATGAAATACCTGGTTTCTTTACAAGTGTTAGTTTAAGTTGGTCTACAGCTTATCCTTGGGAAATTAGACATGATTCTGAGGGGGTTGATAGAGATTTAAACGAATATCCCCACATTTTAGATGTAAGTTGTGAATTTCAACCAGTACACAATTTTGCTCCCTCAAATAGCCCAACTACACCATTTATACTACCTGAAATTGGAGTTAATAATAATAGAAAATACGCTCGACAAGGCGACGATGAAAACCAAGATGAATTTGATACCAATGGGGTAGCAGTAGATGCGGAAGTAGCTGATATAGATATAATATCAGTTCCAGAACCTCCTGCCCCACCTCCTGCTTTAAACCCATTACCTACTCCCTCTATAAATAACCCCTCACTTTCTAATGATATAACACCAATAGAAGAAAGAGGATTAGCATTATAATGAAAAGATTTACTGATATAAAAAAATTACGTAATCGTCAAGGTAAAAGATATTATATAAATACTATTTTACCTGATGTACCATTAAGTCAAGATGATACATATATCATTACACAAGATGGTGATCGCTTAGATAATTTAAGTTATGAGTTTTATAATGATACTCAATATTGGTGGATAATTTTAGCAGCTAACCCTAATAAATTACGTAAAGATAGTTATTATGTAGCTTTAGGTGAACAGATTAGAATACCTGCTAATCCAGATAGATATGTAAATTCATTTACAAATTTTAATAATAATCTTAGATGAGTATTTTTAAAGATACCTTTAGAAAGTATGTTAGAGACCAAATATCACTTAGAGAAGAGATAATATCTATAGGAAACCCTAAAGACACAGATACTCTTACAGGTGATGTTATTAGTCAAAAAAATCGTCTTTCTTCACAACACAATATTGAATTACAAAGTGGAACTGTAGTCAAAGAACTAGATGCAGGAGCATATTATAATTATACTTTAAATAAACAATGTATTCTTAGGTTAACCTCTATGGTTGATTATGTTGAAAATGTTAACCTTGAGATAGGTGGTTTAGAAGGCGAACAAAGCTTTAATTCTTTAAAAGGAGCTGCTTTATCTCAAAATTTTATTTTAGAAGGAGGTGTATTAAGTGACTTTGCCAGAGTAAAAGATGGTAACAAAATAACTAGGAGGGTAACTACCCCTAGAGATTCGTTCCCCCGACCAGGACAAAAAACTAATTTAGGATATGGTGATTTAGCTATTGGGGCTGATGCTACAAGCGATGGGTATGGGATTGTCCCTATGCCTGGTATTATAGATGCTAATATTAGAACAAAATCAGCATACGGTTCTTTAAGAGAAGCTAAAGTTAATTTTGAATGTCATAATAGAAGGCAACTAGAAGTTCTAGAAATGCTTTATATGAGACCTGGTTATATGGTTGTTTTAGAATGGGGTTGGACACCTTATATTAATAATAGAGGAGAAGTATATAAAGGTAAAAGATTATTAGAAGATTTTTTTGCTGATAAAGACGGTAAAAATTCTAGAATCTATACTAATAACTTAACTCAAGAAGAAGTATTTTCAGGTATAAATAAATTAAAAGAATTTCATAATGGTAATTATGATGGGTTTCTAGGATTTGTTAAAAACTTTGGGTTTCAAGCAAGAGAAGATGGTGGTTTTAGCTGCTATACAGAGTTAATTTCTATAGGTGAGGTAATAGATAGTCTTAAAATACCTAGCCTTTCTACAGTTAATGGTACACCTAGTATTTTTGCTAATAATGAATCTACAAATGATGGAGATTCAAATATAGTAATTACAAGTGATAAAGTTGTTCTCGGCGAGACGTCTGGTACCACAGTATCTGTTTCTGTAGATCAAACTGCATTTAATCAAGCATTAGAAGCAGGAATATTTCCACAATATAATGGTTTAGAAGGATTAATGAGATCACTAAGTAATTATGCCCACTTTAATTCATTTAGTAGTGAAGGTGGTAGTAGTATTACTCTTTTAGGTTATGAAAGCCAAGCGTTAAGCGAAATCTTTGATTTTAACAATGAAGATATAACAAACGCCGCTAGTAAGGATGAAAAAGAATTTTATGAAGAACAAGCTGAAGTAGCCTCATCCCTAGCACAAGATGCTAATTATGGTGAGAATAATGTTAAACTTTTTTTAAGAGATTTAGTTAAATTTCAATCTGTTAATTTAGAAAATTACTTGATTAACGTTCTTCAAATTCGAAATAAAGAAGA